ATTGTTTATATTATTGTAGATAGTGAATGGAATATTATTAAAGAAAGATTTGAAAAAAGAGGTGATGATATAGTTGAAAATGTAGAAGAATTGAAAAGTGAATTTGATAGTTGGGAAGAATATTATAATGAAAATGAATGGTTGAAAAATAATATTAAAGTTAAGAAAGTTAAAGATTGGAAAGAATGTATAAGTTATTTGAGATGGTTAGAAAATAATGTAAGTGATAATAGAAGTTTTAAATTTGGTAGAAGTAATAGTGAAATGGAAAAGAAATATAATGAATATGATAGATGGAATAAATTAAAAGAAAATGTATTTTTTGATTTTGAAATATTAGAAGAAGATTATAAGAATATGAATAATATTAAAGTTGAATTTAAATAAAAATAAAATTATAAATATAATATTTTTGTAGTATAATATAATTAAGTTGGGTGGGTTGGTGGAATTTTTAAGTTGAGTGTAAAATAATAAATTACCTCCTCAGTCTGAAGTAGTGTATGAAAATTGGGGGAAGTAAATAATAATAATATTTGTTTGTAAAGTTAAGAGGTTTAAAGTATAATAATAAATAATATATCCTTCAGTCCTATTAGTCTTTAGGTGCAGATAATAATAATGGTATCAGTCTTAAGTGTAGTTTGTTTGAGCCGTAAGATGTCAGTCTTACGGCGAGGTAAAGAATAAATTTATTATTATTGTAAATAAGAAATATATGAAGTATGATATATATTGATTTATGTAATAAATGAATATATAGCTTATGAATGTATATGAATAAGATAGATATGAAATGTAATAACATAAATGCAATATAGGCTCCCTATATTGCATTGTTATGTTTACATAACAATGCACGGTGAGATACACCAGCCAGAAAAGTGACTCAAAAAAAAAATTACACCCAAAAAAAAAGTTAAAAAAAATATTTATAAATAAACAAAGTTAGATATATATATTATTATCAGTGGAGGCTAATGTGGCTAAATCTAAAGGAACAGGTTCTTTAACTAAAGAAGAACATTTAAAAAGAAGTAAGTCCTATCAGGCTCAATTAAAGGATGCTATCTATAAAGGTGATATGGAAGGAATACTGAGAAGTGTTATGTTGTTAGCAGTTAAGGCTAATGATGTTCAGGACTGGAAGGCTAGTCCCCGAACATTTATGGAACTGGCACAAGTGCTCTTAAAATACAGACAAGAATTTGGTGGTGAAGAAGATATGTCAGGTATATTAGAGATACTGAAAGGTGGTAAATCCGATGACGAGGATGAAGATAGAGAAGCTTTTTAAATTGATTTGATAGAATATATAGGCTAATAATTAAAATATCAGGAGACACAAATATGAGCGCTATAGACGATGAATTATTAAACTTAACAAAAGAAGAGCTTATTCAGGTTATGAATATATTAACTGAAAGAAATAAGCGAGCTGAGAAAGACTTGTATGACATATTGACTATGATAAGAGTTAATAAGCGAGCACAAGGAGGTCGAGGATGACTAGACCAAGTTGGCATAGGTTGGTAGAAAAGAGAGGAGACCAGTGGTCAGTTATTCGATATGAAGGACCACAAATGAGAGTCTTTGTAAATAATTATAAGCACGAATGGGAAGCCAATATGGCTGCAGATATAGCTGAAGCAGATTGGGCTGAGTTGTCTGAATATGTAAAGCAAATGAAAAAGAATTTATTGGCTAAGATAGATGCTCAGTTAGATGAACACGCTCAGGCTAATGATTTACCCAGAACTACAGAGTTTAAATCCAGACGAGACCGTAGACCTGCTGATGCTTATAAGAACGCAAAACAATTAAAGAAGCAATGAAAGTTAACACTCAGATATTACAACATTTTAAAACAGACCCAAGAGCTTTCTTTAAGTTCTTGCAGGTTATGGACAAAGAGAAAGGAGCACTAGTTCCTTTCGTATTAAATTCAGAACAAGAGGAGTTATTAGATGTCCTACTCACAAAACAAAAAGTCATTGTCCTTAAAGCAAGACAAATCGGTTGTTCCACGCTTCTCCGTGCCTACTTCCTCTGGAGAACTTACTGCTCAGGCGAACCTACAACCCACGCAATCATTTCATACACACGAGATAGTGCCGACCACTTACATTCAATGGACAAGCAGTTCTATATCTCACTCCCTAAAGCATTACAACGAAAACTTAGCAAGTCATCAAATAGAACCCTCCAGTTTGCTGACTCTAAAGCCAACCTCAGAAGCTTTACTGCAGGAGGAAAAGCAGGAGCTACCAGAAGTTTTACCTTCAACTCTTGTCATATCAGCGAGTTTGCCTTCTTCGACGACCAAGAAGACCTCTTAAGTAATGTTATAGCTTCAGTAGGTGAAGGTCAAATAGTGATAGAAACAACACCCAATATTCCAGGTGATAAGTATCACGACTTGATTATGAACAGTCATCATAATGGTTGGCATTTATGTTTCTTTCCTTGGTATAAACATAAGAACTACAGAAAGAAGAGCCGTTTCCATTTAGAAACTGTGCCTGATATGGATGAAAATGAATTAGAATTTATGGAACAGTTTGGTCTGAATAAGGCACAAATGTATTGGAGACGAACTAAAATAGCTTCAATAGGTTTAGATAAATTTCGGAGGGAGTTTCCGTCTACAGTAGATGAAGCTTTCCTATCTACATCCAACTTGTTCTTTCCTACAGATGTCATAGATGCACTCGAATTAATAGACACTGGGAGAGGACCTCATCATTACTATGCAGGCGAGGCTAGAGGTGATGACCAGTATGCTATGGGTGTAGATGTTGCTAGTGGAACCGGAGGGGATTACAGCACAATAACTGTTGTTAGCCGGACCACTAAGCAACCCGTTTATCATTACAGATGTAATGAGATTTTACCACATAATTTTGCAGATGTTGTATGGGAAAAGTATCACGAGTTCGGAGAGCCAATAACTATTGTAGAGCAAAATGGTGTAGGTGAAGTTGTTATCTCTCGTTTACAAGAATGGCGATTAAGAAATCTTTGGCGAGATGATAGGGGTAAATATTGGAGAACAAATAAACATAATAAAATAAGTATTTATGATAACCTCAGAGATATTTTATGTAATGAAGAAATAGTAGCAATCAGTAAGTTATTATGGTCAGAATTAAGAACTGTAGAAGTAACTGATAATGGAGTTCCAAATGCAGTTCAAAAAGGCACTAATGACGATATAATTATAAGCACAGCTCTGGCTTTATGGATATGTAAGATAAAACCGGCGCCTAGTTTTTTTCAGGTAAGAAGAGATTTAATTGATGAATTTAAAAAAAAGACCAGAGCAAGTAGAATTAGAAATGCAGGACCTCTTCCGTGGCGACCTGCTGGAGGATTTAAATAATGGGTAAATTTGATATATCACCTAAAGTCCTATCAAGTATTGTAGAGGCTCATAAGCGATACTGGGAAGACCAAAAACGAGATATGTATAAATATAAGCGTGCTTATGAATGTAGGTTCTGGGATAACCTTAATGACCCAGCACAAATCTCTATTCAGACCTCAGATGCTTATGGTTATATAGAAAGTTTTATCTCATCACTCTTTACTAAAAATCCAGGTGTTGTAGTTAAGAACGGATTAAAAGGCACAGGTGATACAAAGAAAGCACAAGCACTTGCAAATGACTTCTTGCTAAAACAAAGAACACCTATAGAAGACGCTAGTCGATTAGCTCTAATATATCCTAATGCTTTTGTTAAGATGTTTCCTAAAGCTGATACCTCAGTCTATAGAAGAGTTGACTTAACTGCTGTAGCACCTTGGCATATTATTGTTGACCGCGATGCACTGAGATGGGAAGATGCAAGATATGTAGGTCACGTGTATTATATGTCTCTTCCAGAAGCTACAGCTCGTTTTGGTAATAAACATTTTAAAGGTGTAGAATTCCAACAGTATTTTGATAACTACATTGATGGTGATGATGAAGCACAAAACGATGTTGATGAAAGTGCTAATATGTTTAAGTATATAGAAGTCTGTGAGTTCTATGACTTGCATAATGAAATGCTTTATTTCTGGTCACCACAATGGGGCGAAGATAAATTCTTAGACAAATCGACTATACCTTTCAGAGATGCTGATAATCAACCAGTTATTCCAATTGTGCCTCTATACTTTAATAGACTACCTGATAGACCAATGGTTGGATATGCTGCAATGTCTAGGATATATGACCAGATATTTGAAATCAATATGATTAGAACCTTTCAGGCTAATGCAGTTCGTAAAGCTAGTAGACAATATATTGTAAGAAAAGGAATACTAGATGAAGAAAGTATGGCACAAATTACAAGTGGAGTTGATGGGCTATTTGTAGAGATAGATGATGATGATTTAGCTGGAGCTATTAGACCTCTGCCTCAGAACCCTACACCTCCAGAATTGGAACAATATTATAGGGCTGTTCAAGATGACAAAGATAAAGGAAGTATATTGGCACCGTTTACTCGCGGGGAAAGCACCAGGGCCTCAGCAACTGAAATCGCTGCTTTGGCTGCTTACACATCTACGGAGGTTGGAAGACTTGCGAGAGAAAGAGACCACGTGATAGAAGAAGTAGCTAAGGTTTATTTATCAATGATATCTCTTTATATTAATGAAGAGAATTTAAGAGACTTAATTGTTATCGATGGAGAACCTGTAGTTATTAAACCTGATGACTTAATGGAAAACTTCTATGTTTATGCAGTAGATGCAGCATCAACACCTATTAGTGAAACTGTAAGAAAGAGAGAATTTATCCAGTCAGTTCCACTATTACAAGGTTTAGGAGTTCCACAGAAAACACTTATCAAAGAACTAATAAACACATTAGGATTACCTGACTACATCTATGAAGAGACTGTAGCAGCTTTAGACCAACAGCAAGCACAAATGACAAATGTTAGTGCAGCTGATGCAGCTGGAGTTAAAGTGCAACCTGATAGTCGAGAAGCTATTCAATCAACAGCACAAGCACAGGCTCCGATAGGACCAGGTAATCTAGGCATACCAGGCAGGAGGAGCGTATAATGCCATATTATAGATTTGGATGCAGACATTGCAAAGCAGAATATGAACATCAGCTGAGTGTAATTGACTTAGAAGAAAAATTTAATGATGACATAGAAGAGTTTGAAGAATGGTTTGAATGTAATAATTATTGTTGTGAACCTGGAGATTTAACTAGACTAATGAGTGTTCCAGCAAAACATAGTAGTTGGGAAAGCACTGGTAAATACGGTGTAAATGGAACATATAACCGAGGATTAGGATGTGTGGTTTATTCGGATGCGGATATGCGTGCTAAAGCTAGAGCTAAAGGTCTTATCCCTGCTGATGAGTTTAGCGGCGGGACTTGGAGTAATGTTGTGGATAATAGTATCAACCAGGCAATCAAAAAACATAATGAGCACGAAGAAGCTATCAGCACAATTAAGAAATCACTCGATGAACACAAAGACGAAGGACGAGCAATAGCTGAAGCTTTCAGTATTGACCAAATGAAAGAAACAGGTGCATTAACAGCTGAAGTAAATAAAGAAGCAAAAAGTGCATAATTATTTTTTTTAACAAATAAATTAAAGAATATATATATAGTTAATTGGAGCAAATATGTTAGAACAAAAAGACGAAATGACAGAAGAATTTATGGAAAGAGAAATGCCAATGGAAATGCCAGAAGGTATGATGGAAGAAGCAGCACGAGCTGATGAGTTGGAAAGCACAATGTTCCAGGCTATAGCACCTGAAGGTGTATTTAGTCGTAATGCTCTAAATACTTTTGTTAAAGGAATTAATGAAGCACTTAAATTATTTCCAGGTGCTGAACCAGTTGCAGAGTTTGAAGATAATTTAGATGGACCAATGCCTGAAGCAGTAAGTAGAGCTTTAGGTATGATACATTCAGCTTATTCAGATTTTTCTGGTGAAGAACCATTTACTTTTCAGGACATTAAAACAGACAGAGACTTAAAAGAAGTTGCTGGTAAATTAATGGCTTTTGGAAAAGATAAATCATTTAGAGCCTTCTTAGCCAAACCAATGGGTGAAGAAGGAGTTGAAGCTATAGGTATTCGTATTGGACGAACACCGGAAGAGAAGCCAGAAATGGAAATGTCTGGTAATAATGAAGAAGACCTTTTAATGTCAAGATTAAGATAGGAGACAATAATGGAAAATATCAGTAACACGGTCCAAACCACTACTGATACTGCCACAACAACAAGTGAAACAGTATCAGGAGAAAAGAAGTTTGACTTAAGCACTAAATCTATCAATGATAGAATTGGTAAAGCTATGGATGCAGCATACAGTAAACAACCTGGCGTTCCAGAAGCAAAAGAAAAATTAGTATCAGAAGCTACAGTAGAAACCTTGCAGGATGTAAATCTACCTACTGGAGAATTTAAAGGTATTGATTATAATAAAATCATTACGGATTTACCAGATGACGCACAGAAGCTTCTGGCGAATATCCGTAGCAGCTACACCCGAAAGACACAAGAGCTGGCTTCACAAAGAAAAGAATTAGAAGCACAATTAGCTGCACTACAAGAAAGTAAAGTATACGAGCAATTCAGTGAGGTAGCTGAAAGAAATACTCAGTTAGACCCATATGATGTAGAAACTTTTAATGCTCGTATAGAAGAAGAGGTTGCTAAGAGAATGCAACAGATGATGAGACCGATGCAAGAGCAATATGAACTTCAGCAAAGAAAAGCTAAGTTAGACCAGTGGACATCGGAACATCCAGACTATTTAGATTATAAACAAGATATAGTGTCTCTACTTAAAGAGAACCAAGCACTCGACTTACAATCTGCATATTACATTGTAAAGGGTAAAGCACAAACTCAGAAGACTAAAGAATATGAAACTGAGTTAAAGCAATACCGTGATGCAGCACGTGAATACGGATTGAAAGTAGGTGCAGGCAATACTGCCACTTCTAAGTCACCACCGAAAGGTTTAAAAGGTTATGAGTTATATAACTGGATAAAGAATAATAAAGGTTCAAAATAATGAAGAACATTATATTTATAAAATATACAGGCCCTGTATTAATAGCTCGCAACAGGACAACCTATAGACCCAGCAATGGACAATCTTTAGAGCAAATCACAAATGTAACAAAAGCTATTAAAATTTTGGAGGAAACAAATTATGGCTATTTCTAATGATGTATTGTCGTCAACCCTCCGTATTCTTTTGGAAGAGGAAGTAGACAACCTTTTTAAGGCTACTCCACTTCTTGACCAAATGAAGAAGAAGGGCCAAATCGACTTTTATGATGGTGGACAAAAATTAGATGTTCCACTTATTTTGGCTGAACACAGCTCAATCACTCAATTATCAAACGGATATGAACCCGTTAACCTTGCAGTTCAAGACTCTTTGCGTAATGCTTCTTATAACTGGTGTGACTTTGTTGCTCCTATCGTTATTACTGAAAAAGAAGAGTTGAGTAACAAAGGTGAACGCGCTATCGTATCTATCGCTGAAGCTCGTATGAAGTCTGTTATGGGACTATTACAAAGAGAATTTGAAAAGCAAGTTATTGCTGGTAACTCAGCAGTTCTTTCTGAATTGAATACTCTTAATGGTATTGGTTCTTCAGCAGGTTTCTTGGAAGGTGCAACATTTGGTTTGCAAACCAACACAGTTGGTGGAATTGCTAAATCTGCTTTCCCTAACGAATGGCAAAACCAAGTTGTAGATAGTTCTTCTCAGTTCTCTACAGGTAATGCTACTGGTATTAAGGACTTGACTGACCTTTATATTGCTGCTCAACTTAGAACTCCAGGTGCTGGTGCTCCAGACCTTATTCTTTGTTCAGCTGATATGTATGCTGGTTATAAGAAGTTACTTTATGCTAATGAAAGATTTATTAACGAAAGTGCACTTGATGGTGGTAAATTAAGTTTGGCGTTCCACGGAGCTCAAATGTATGTTGACCCATTCTTGCCTATCAATAATATTTCTGCTATGGCACTTAATACCAACTATATGAGACTTGCGATGGATAGCGATGCTAACTTCAAGATGTCTGATTTCGAAACAATCTCTGGATACTGTGCACGAAGTGCTAAGATTTACACAAGAGTTCAGCTTTATGCAGAGCACTTGGCATCTCAAGGTATTCTTTTGAACGCTGAAACTTAATAGGGGGTGACTTATGGCTACAAATAGATTAATTCAAAAACTCTTTCGTTTCGATGAAAGCGGCGTAGGTGAAGACGGTATCACATTCTCAGACCGTAGACAAGTAGAAAAGTTTCGTATCCAAGCTGTGGGTGTATCTCAAACAGAGACAATTGCAGCAGGTGATGTCGTAGCTCTTGTATATACTGCAGGTTCTGATGGTG